TGCGGTCGGCGGACGAGGGCGAAGCCCTCGCCCGGAGGTGGCGCGCAGCGCCGGATGAGGGGTACCGCAACCGCAGGTTGTGCGATCCGAGCGAAGCGAGGAGCGACTGAGAGTTTGGCCGCCCCCTCCACCGCCTACGGCGGTTCCCCTCCCCCGCCACGCGGGGGAGGATAGCGGAGAGGGCGGTGCAGGAAAGTCCGCCTTAGCTATTCCCCACCCCCGCGACGAACCCAGTCACCACACCCCAGTCGACCAGCGAGCCGATCGTAGCCGAGGCGCCCGCCGCCAGCGGGGCCTTGGCGATCTTGCCGACGCCGTACTGGGCTTCGATGCCCATGCCGGTGACGAAATCGTAGTCGCCGTCCTCGAGCGTGGTCGGCCGCGGCATCTGGCCGAGCGCATAGGCGAGCGCCCCCTGGCCGCAGAGGAACACCGGCTCGACGTCGATCCCCGCGGCGCCGGCGCCCTTCAGCAGCAGGCGCTGGGTGATCTCGGGGATCTCGACATAGATCACCCCGTCATAGACCAGCGCGCCGCCGGTAAAGAGCGGGTTGGTCTTGGTCGGGTCGCCCCCTTCGCGGTTGCGGGCGTCACGGTTGGCGGCAGTCATCACCGGGTCGGCCTTCAGGTCGCGAAAACCGCGGGCGCCGACGAAGCAGACGAACCATTCCTGGTCGCCCTCGGCCTCCATATAGGGGCTGATCTTGGGGCGGCCGTTGTAGACGCCGGGGTTGTTGGGGTCGACGCCGGTCTGCTTGGCCTGGTCCTTCATGAGGCTCCCGACCGCCGCCGACATCTTGTCGGCGGCCGCATCGACATTCCCCACCGCGGTGGCGAAGGTGGTCGAGTAGTTGGAGAGCGCCGAGCCGAACACCACGCGGTCGGGGTTTGCGGTAACCCAGGCATTCTTGTTGCCGGCGGTGGCCGCCGACCACTTGATGCCGTTGACGCGGTTGCCGGGGTTGCCGAAGCGGCCGGCCTGCATCGCCGAACTGGGGATCGACAGCAGCGCATCGACCAGGTCGTCGCGCACGATGCGCTTCGACCAGCCACGCAAGAGGCTCCGGGCGGTCGAGCGCACCGAGAACGAGCTCTCCTTGTTCTGCGCCCGGTTATTGGCCACGGCGTTTCGGGCCCAGTCGGCCCAGAGCGGCATGCCGTAGCTGTCGATCTGCTCTTCGTTGCCGCGCAGCGTGCCCGCGCCGACGCCATCGCCCGAGAGCTGGGTGACGAGCGGCACGCGGATCTCCTTGCCGTCGGCTTCTAGATCCGACATGCGCACGATCACCGAGGTGGAATCGTCGCCCATATAGGCATCGAAGCGCGACGAGCGCAGGAAGTCATAGGCGACATCCTGGCGGAACTTGATCACTTCATTGTTGGGGTGGTTGGGAGAAAGAGCCATGTCTGATGGTCCTGCTTTTCAGCCGAGCGCGCTTCAGCGTCGCCGGCGGGTGGTTGCCGAGAACAGCTCGGCATCGGAGGGGTCGCCGGCCGCGGATGCGGGGCCGGCGGCAGTGCCGATGCCTTGCAGCGTGGGGATATGCGGCACGGCTGAACGACGGGGGGCTTCAACGGTGGGCTGCGCGGCGCCGCGCAGCTGGGCGAGGAAACGCTGCTGGACTTCGGGGTCCCGCATCGCCTCGTCGAGCACGCGGTTGCGATAGGCAGCGGGGTCGCCGCCGATCTCATCGAACGCCTGGCGCTTCTTGTGCCAGGCGACGAGCTCGCCATAAGGGTGGTTCGAGCGCATGATCCTGAGGTAATCGGTCTGCACCGCCGGGTCGGCCTGCATGGCCTGCCCGAGCGCGTTGTAGGCCGCCCGCACCGTATCCGACCCGTGCTTTTCTTCCGCCAAGAGGCGAGAGACGCCCTGCCGCTGCTGGAACAGCTGCTCGTGGATCGGGGTGACCAGCGAACGGCCCCATTCATCCGGGTTGTCCCAGAATTCGGGAGGCCGCGCCGCCTGTTGCTGCGGCTGCAGCTGCGCCTCGAGCCGGGTGAGCCGATGCTTCAGCTCATCCCGATCCCGCTCCGCCGCCCGCCTTGCATCGGCTTCTTCACGCAGCCGGGCCGGGGGAATGGCCGGCTCGGGCCGCGGTTCGGCGACCGGCTCGATCACCGGTTCCGCTTCGGCCACAGGCGCTTCACCCGTGACGGTGGCGTTGAACAAGGCGGTATCGTCGACCGTTTCAGTGTCGTTCATCTCGTGTCTCCCGGACTATCGCGTCCGATTGGCGTGACCCTCACTGTCGCGGAGAGTGCAGCGAAACCGGCCAGAGGGCGCCGGCAGCCCGTTACGCCGTGTCGTGGCGCGGACGGAATTCGTGTGGGGCATGGGGCCGGTGCGTGGGGCCGCAGATCTTGGGAAGTGGCACAATTGTTCCCACCCACCGGCTGTCATCCCAGCGAAAGCTGGGACCCATCTACCCACTTGCGCTGCGGCGAGTTGGGTCCCAGCTTTCGCTGGGATGACACCGAGTTGGAGGGGCTGCAGGTGCACAAAACGTACTTCGTGTATCTGCTCGCCTCGCGGCGCAACGGGACGCTCTACACTGGCGTCACCAGCGACCTGATGGGTCGTGTCGCGCAACATCGCGAACATGTCGTTGCTGGGTTCACCAGCAAGTACGACGTCACCCGGCTCGTGTGGTTCGAGCCGCACGAGTCGATCGAGGCAGCTATACGCGAGAAAAGCAGATCAAGACGTGGCAGCGCGCCTGGAAGATCGAGCTGTTCCGGGACCTGAACCCGAATTGGGACGATCTGTTTCCGGCATTGGGCAAAGGCATTTGGTAGGCACGTAGCTAACCCACCCACCGGCTGTCATCCCAGCGAAAGCTGGGACCCATCTACCCACTTGCGCTGCGGCGCGTTGGGTCCTGCTTTCGCTGGGATGACACCGAGTTTGGGGTGATTTCCTGTGGTTTAGCCTCACCCACCCGGCCGAGCCCGTACCTCAGCCGCCTGCACCTGCAGCGCTCGCCCCGCCAGCTCCAGCTGCCGGTTCGTCCGCCTTGCATCCTGTTCCTCGCGCCGGAACATCAGCTCGTCCTGCCGTTCCACCGCATCGATCCGCTGCTCCAGCCCCTCGGCCTCGCGTTCGGCGCCGATATCCTCGGCCTCCGCCATCAGCTTTGCCGTTTCGGCCTCGGTCTTCCGGTTGCCCAGCGCCTTGCCCTGCAGCTCCAGCATTGCCGCCTGCTGCTGCAGCATGGCGGCCTGCTGTTCCCTGGGGTCGGGCTGTTGCGGCTTCTGCCGCGTCGCATCGCGGAATTTCTTCTTGGCGGAAGCCGGCATCGACGAGGTTTCGATCAGCACTTCCAGCGCCGCCGCGGCCACTGCCGGTTGCAGCAGCGGGCCGACCGCCTGCAGCGCCTGGCGCACCGACTCGTTGGTGTCGGCCTGCATGGTCACGGTGTCCGGCCCCTCATCGAGGATGATATCGACATCGAGCGAGCCGAGCGCATTGGTGATGGTAGGGATGCCGGTCATGGGGTCGATCGCCAGCCGGTTGACCGAAAGCCAGTTGCCCAGCCCCTCGTCATCGGTGACGCGGATCCAGCGCTCCGCGGTCCAGAGGCTCTGCACCGCGTTCCAGATGGCGCGATACACCCGCTGCTTCCAGCCGCGATAACCGAGCAAATACGGGCCGAGTTCGGCAATCCCCGCCTGCTGCTGCAGCGCAATGGCGCGGCCCGACATATCCTGGATGCCCGAGCCCATCAGCGCCGGGTTGAAGCCGTAATTCTCGATCTCTTGCTTCGCCTCCTCGAGGAAACCGAGATTGGCGTTGAGCTCGGCGCCGCGCGCCGCATCGTCGAATTGCGGCAGCTCGGCGCCCACCGGCACCACCACCACGCCATCGGGGCGGGCGAGCTCGGCGCGGATCTTTTCCGGCTCCAGCCCTTGGCCATCGCGGATGACGATGCGGCGCGACTGGCTGGTGTGCAGCCCCTTGGAGCGCCGCTGGTTGATCTCGTCCTGCGCCGATTTCATGTTGCGGAAGAAGCCATAGCGGTCGCCGTCATGGTCGACATTGGCCGAGAACATCACGTATTTGCAGAGCGTGCGGCGCTTCTCGTCGCGCAGATAACTCTCGCCCTCGGCGAGAATGGCGGCGCCGGTATAGATGGCAAAGCACCACTGGTTGCCGCGCTTGTACCAGTGGTCGATGACGCGCACCCGGCGATGGTGTTCGTCGCCCATCACCCAGTTATCGTCGCTGTCGGGGTTGCTGCTGAGCTCGGAGCCCAGGTCCACCGAGGCCTCGATCTCGCGCTCTTTGTCGGGGAAGGCAGCGAGCAATTCGCTCGCGTCGGCCCATTTGCCGATCCCCATATAGCCTGCATCGGAGAAATCGGCGCGGGTCGAGGTCGGGTCATAAAAGAACCCCGCGGGGTCGACGACTTCGAAGCCGATTTCGGTGTCGCCCTTGTCGCCGGCTTCCAGCGTCAGCTCGAGCCCGCCAATGCCGTCGACGGCGCCATTGAGCCCGGCGATCGGCGATTTTTCCTGCCAGCGCTGCTCGTCGAGCACATAGCGCAGCACCGCGGTCGCGACCTCCGCGCCATCCTCATGTTTCGGCGTGCGGGCATAGCCCTTGGGGTCCTGGCGCTGCCGCTCCAGCAGGCCGACCACGGCGTTGATCTTCCGCGCCATGCGGTTGTAGGTGACGACGGGTTGCTTGCGCTGGTTCAGCGTCTTGATCTGCTTCGCCGTCCAGTGCGCGCCATGGTAGTAGCGCCGCGCTTCCTGCTGCTCGTCGATCTCGGCGCGCTTGCCATCGAGATAACTCAGGTAATCCTGCTTCAGCCGCGCCAGGGACCGGCCGGGCACAGCGGCCGGGGCAGGGGAGACGGCCGGGTCGGCAACCGGCGTCGTGGCTGCGAGGTTTGCGAGATCGCTCATCGGAACTCCTAAATCACTGCACGGATGAGTTGAACCACTGCGATCGCCCCACCCTCGATGTCATCCCTGCGAAAGCAGGGACCCAACTCGCCACAGCGCAGTTGGATGGTTGGGTCCCTGCTTTCGCAGGGATGACAGCCGGTGGGTGGGTTAGTGCGAGTCCAACCGGCTTCTCCGGTGCCGACCCCTCAATAGCTCTGCCAGTCGCCCGGCTTGGCGCCGCCACTCGCTGCCGCATATCCCGACCTCCGCCGGTGCGGCTCGGCCGCCGGCTTCGCCCGCACCCAGGGGCGCGACATCGCGGCATACCGCCAGTCGTCGGCGGCATGGTCTTCGGTGTCGGTGTCGAGATCTTCGGGCCGCGCCTGGTCGTGCTGCAGCATCGGGATGGTGCGGATCGAGTCGCGGCAGGTCGAAAAGCAATAGATCATCGGGCGGCCCGCGGGGTCGGGCTTGCCGTCTTCATCGAGGCTCGTGCCGACGAAACGCTGGCGCAGCATGTCCCAGCCGCCCATGGCGCCGCGCTGCGACACCCGCTTGTTGTCGGCGCCGCGAAAGAAGATCCGCTTGTCGCCCGAGCCCAGTGTAATGCGGCTCGCGATCGAGGGCCCGCCATCCTCGGCAAAGGCCGCCGGGTCGAGCACGCCCAGCCCCACCGTTTCAGTTTCGCGCTGCGCCAAACCCTTGCCGACCTGCTCGGCGGTCAGCTTCAGCCCCTTGTTGGGTTTGCCCGGCTCGCACCCATACCATTCGCGGTAGCGGATCAGCGCCCCGCGCGGCAGCAGCACGCCCGACACCGGGTGCCGGGTGTCGTCGCCGACAATCGCCCACCAGCCGAACGAGAATGGTCGGGCGCTGCCCCAGTCGCCGGAGCGGAATTTCGCCCAGTCCTCGGGGAGGGTGAAGGGCTCGATGACATGCAGCCGCGTCTGCCAGCAATCGAAGAAGGCGCCATCGACAATGTCCCAGTCGCCATGCCGCATGGCGCGGATCAAGGCGGCGCTGCCCAGCCCCTCGAGCCGCGCCTCATAGGCCGGGTCTTCGGTGGTGAGCGTCGGGTTGTCCTCGAGCCGCGCCGGGATGAACTGGCGCAGCATGCCGCCTTCCGCTGCTTCGGTGCGGTGGATGGCGAGCGGCGCGGCGGCATCGATAAAGGTCACTTTGACGAACTGGTGCCCGACCCCGCCGGGGTTGGCGCCGCAGAGAATGCGCGGGAACCGCCCGCGATATTTCTCGGGCACCGCAATGCCGGTCATCCGCACGCGATTGCGCAGGAAGCGGTAGATCACCTCGGTGAAATGGGTCAGCTCGTCGATCAACAGCACGTGGATCTCGGCGCCCTGGTACTTGAAGCGGTCCTTCTCGTCCTTGCAGTGGCAGAGATAGATCTTCGAGCCGTTCCAGAAGCGGATCTCGTCTTCGACGATCACCACGAACCCGCATTCCACCCAGCCGGCGAGCAGCGCGCGAAAGCCCGACGGGCCTTCCATATGGTTCTTGCTCAGGTCCTCGCGGATGCGGCGAAACAGATAGACCTGCAGGCCCGCGATCTCGGCACACCAGCTGATCGCCGCCTGCCGCATCAGATGCGATTTGCCACCGCCCGCCGCCCCGCCATAAAGCACCTCGGTCGCCGCCGAGCCGAACGCCACCCACTGCTTGGGATGGAGCGCTATGCGCAACGCCTCGGGGCGCTTCGCGCTACTGGTCGCTCCCTTTGGCATCCTTGGGCATCCCCTCGAAGATAATGGTCGGCCGCATGCTGCCATCAGATGAACGATGGTCGACGGTGGCGTGCTTGGAATGGAGGTACGGCGCCGCCTTGTTGGCCGCATCGACGCGCTCGCTGCGCGGAATTTCGGGGTTGCGCATGATGGCGAGCAGGAAATCGAGCGGGGTCTGGACCGGATCATCCGGCGTGTTGCGCGGCCAGGTTGTGTCCGGGTCGGGAGTGGCGGGCGTTGGGTTGGCGCTGGGCTTGTTGCCGGCACGAGGCATGGCATTTCCTCAAAGTCTACGGGCGCGCCGCCCTACTGATAGAGACGGCCCCTCCCGGCCTCCCCCATGAAGGGGGAGGTGAAGAAACGCGGCTCCATCTTCGATCGTGCCAAACGCACCAGCAGGGCACCTCCCCCTTCATGGGGGAGGATGGGAGGGGGCCGTCTGCCAGTAGTTAACCGCCTAGAAGCGACCACCGGCCGGTGCGGCGGGCAGCGAAGCTGGTGAAAGGAGACGAGCAAACCACACGCGGTGAACGGGTAACGCCTATCGGCTCTCCCGTCACCGTGGACCCGGAGGCAACCCGCCGAAGCGTCCCCTCACAGTCAGCCCACATAGAGGCGGCGAAAGCTCGCTGCCTGATGCTGAAACTAGGGTGATTGCGTCGGGGGTGCAACCGCCCGGTTTGTGCTCACCACAGGCTGGGGTTGGGCTGTGGTGACAGTTGCCGGTGGTCTACTTTCCACGCCCCGCATACCACGCCCCAAACGCCGACACGTCCCGCACCCCATGATCCATCACCGCCTCGTACACCAGCGCGCTCGGGAGCTTCGGCTCCGTCGTATCGGCAGCGAGCACGTGCTTGATGGTGAGGATCACCACCCGGTCGGCGTCGGTCAGCCGTGGCAGCAGGGTA